GGATTCCAGGTTCAACAAGTGGACAACCATTAACTGGTGGAACTCAAAATGGATGGAGAAATTTTAAACAAGTTGGAGTTACTGGATCAGCAACACAAGTTCAATGGTATCCATATAATCCTTTTTATGGACAAAGTTTACCATACACAGTAAATCCATCACCAAAAATTCTTAAGAAGGATTTATCATCTGTATGGGCTGTAATAACAACTAAAAATAGAATTAATGCCCAAGGAACTAACTTCTTTAATATTTATACGTATGATGTAGCAAATCCACCAGCAAGTCCACTATCTTATACAAATAGATTTGATTATTCAATTGGTAATTATCCAACTATGTATGGAGCACCAGTAACAACTTCACAAACATTAGCAGGAGGATTTCGTTATTTGATTTGTGCTGTTGATTCACCAAAAATAGTTCAACAAACATTAGCAAATAGAACTGTTACATTAGCACTAAATCAATTAGTAAGTGGAAATACATATACAATTGCTACTGTAGGAACTGGAGTAAATTGGACTTCAATCGGAGCAGCAGTAGCCACTGTTGGTTGTGTATTTGTTTATAATGGAGTTGCTGCTACTGGAACTTTAGGTGTAGCAACAGAAGAAGTTACAACTTCAATTCTAATTGGAAATCTACAAACTCCAGAACAAACTACATTTTTAAGAGATCCTTACGATATTTACACAGACATTCCACACGTTCAATTTAATGCGGTTACTGGTGCTTCAAATACTCCACAACCAGCAGATATTTCAAATGTAGCAGTAAGTGCGATTGTTATTGGAACAACATCTTCTGCATTAGGCTGTCCTACACTTGATTGGACTGTTGAAGCAATTGGATATTCGTCAGTAGTAGCAGGAGTTAGTAAACAATATATTCTAAAATATTAAGTATACTCTAAATTTTAGTTAGGAAATTCTGATCGAATCTTCTCTAAAACTTTTTGACAATCTTCTGGACTTAAAAACTTGTGAAGGGATGAAAACGCATCCTTTCCACAAATTTGCGGAGGATATGAATTAGATTGAACTAAATTCTCTAACCATTTTTGAACCCAAAATCGTTGTGATGTATCACAGCTTTTTTCAACAAATTTCTTAGCAACACCAGAGCTAATGACAGGTTTCTCTGTTTTAAACTTTTCCATATTATAAATGGAAGGAGGAATAAATGGAGTAAAAGAATACCCGTTGTCTGATGGAGATATTAGACAAATTTTAGGTAAGGATATCTCGATCATAACATATCCAGATTTGGCTGATATGCATTCCATAGATGAATGTTTTGATAAGAAGGGTCGTTGTATTATTTTATTCCTAACATCCTCACCTACAGAAGGTCATTGGTGCTGTATGCTAAATAAAAAGAAAGGTATTTATTTCTTTGATCCGTATGGTGAAGAACCAGAAGAGCAGAAGGATGGTGTATCAGCCCAGATGTTAGAGCAACTGGATGAACGTCAACCTTATCTAACACAATTAATGAGAGACAGCGGTCGCCCTATATACTATAATACGCACAAGTATCAACGTGAAGGTTCATCGATCAATACTTGTGGTCGTTGGTGTGTTGCACGATGTCTGTATGCCCCTAAAAGTGATGAGTATTTCAAAAAGGTCGTAGATAGTTCAGGTATGGATCCAGATACATTTGTTAGTGGTTTGACAGCGAATTTTCTTGGTAAGTAAAAATCTAATCTGTATATAAATGTTTCGCTCAAATGTTATTCAATCTGGCGGAACAAAGGAATCACCAGATTACATCTATTTCAACGCTGACATCATTAACAACGAGACAAAAGATCAAGCATCTTTGGGTGTAACAGTCCAGGATCCGCAGATTCGTTTTAATGAAACGCGTGATACGGCAATCGTAAAGAATGCATCTGAATACTATTTCAGTATTGTTCGTTTTACTATGAACGGTGCTAATAAGGATTTGCCTCTTTTTATTCCTACAATTCAGCAAGGAACAGGTCAGCGTGATGTAAATCTAACTACATATTCTGTTGCTATTTCTTATCAGCAACAGTGGAATGTAACACCGCTTGCTGGTGGCGCACCAGTAGCTGTTAATTTCAATATTGCACCTAATCCTCTATTTCTGGAATATGTATCAGAGACACAGAATCCGCAAATAGCACCTATTCCACGTAATATGGCATCACCATCTTATGCTGGTATTTATAGCATTTCTACTTCATATCAAATTGGTAATATTGTTTCAACTATAGATCCTACGATCGTATTAACACCTGTTCCTTATTATCAAATACTAACACCAGTTGTTTGGAGTTCAACATCTTCTTATCTTTCTGGTGATTTTGTTTCGTATGGTGGAACTGGGTATATAGCATTACTTGCAAGTCGTGGTCAAACACCTTCCAGTTCCCCTGCGTCTTGGGTAAAGGGTGTACAGGGAACATCTTTCACAGATAAACGATATTGGAATGGAATTTCAACTTCTGCTGGTCAAACACAGGATCTATCATCACGATATTACTGGGTATATACGTATCAGCATTGGCTAGATTTAGTTAACCAGACACTTCTTCTTGCTCATAATTCTGGAATTGCTGGTAATGGTGATACGATCGCTGGTAATAATGGTCAAGGAACATACTCTGAATTTAGAAGACAATGGGCATTAGTTACAGCCGATCCATTTCCTTATCCAACATTTGCTGATTTCCAAGCAGTAGTCAATACACCACAAATTATATATAATAACGGTGATATGACATTCACAATTTTTGGTGATAGTGATGGCTTTGGTCAGCGTATCACTGCATTCACACCAGCTGTTCTTCCTGCATTAGGTCCAGTATCAGTTCCAGTTACACGTCTATTTTTTAACAGCAATATGTTTGGTCTATTCTCTAACTTTAATAATACGTACTGGAATGACTATTTTACTTCTCTAAATCCAAGCCCTTTTTATAATGTTCCAACCTCTACAGCACCTGATGGAACAAGTGGATTTAATTCAGCAATCTATACTCCTATTCCTGCACCAGTTGGTTATGTAAATGAAATCTTATTCACAAATAAGTTTTATACAAACGTAGTCGACTATAGAGTTCCACCTTATGCGCCATCATCTACTTCCCCATCTCCATTAGGATATGTTCCAGCCGCAATGCAGAAGTTTTATTGGACAACTGTACAAGATTATTCATCTGTGGATAGCTTGTGGTCTCATATTTCAAGTGTTGTTTTTACATCAACTCTTCTCCCAATCAAAGCAGAGCAGACTGGCGCACCCGTTTTACTAGGTGCTGGTAATATTGGATTTTCCACTGCAACTGTTCCGTCAGCTTTCCAGCCTATTATCACGGATATTTCTCTTGATACATCATCTGGTGGGGCAGCTGATTACCGTAAGTTTATTTACTATGCCCCTACAGCCGAGTATCGTCTAACTGATTTTGGAGCATCACACCAAGACATTCGTAATATTGATATTCAAGTATACTGGAAGAATCGCCTGGATAACCAGCTCTACCCGATCACAATGTTTAATTTATCAAGCGTATCCCTCAAGTGTATGTTTAGAAAGAAGGACGCCCATTCTGGAAAAGCCGATCGAACAATGGTTCAGGTCTAAAAAATAATATATTTCCTTTCAAATAAAGATGAGTTCCGACATTGAGAAGCTAGCAGTTTTTGATGGTCGTATCGTTCAAAGTCGTCCCAAGTATGCTGTTGAGAAGGGTGCTCTTTCAGTAACGAACGCTCCATTTCGTGCAATTTCAGCATCAACGTCTCAGCATTCATACAATATTTATGTTCCTTCAGAGAACGTCTACGTCGATCGGGCTGTCGAGTGGTCGTCTACGGTCGCTATGCAGTTCACGGCAACACAGACGGCTGCTGTTGCTCCAACCTTTCCTTCTGTTCTAGCACAGGCTGGTCGTGATTTTGCTCTTTGTGCTTTCCCTCTTAATTCCCTTTGTTCAACGTTGACGGCAACGATCAACGACACGACAACTGTTATTAACTCACAGGATGTCCTCAAGGAGGTTCTTCGTCTCACGGATTACAAGAAGAATCGCGCACAGCGCACCTGCCCTACGATGCTTGATAAGTATTATTCTTATGATGATGCTTTTGGTGCTATTAATAACCCTCTTGCTGGGTTTGAGAACCAGACGGATGTCTCAGAGACGCCCAATGGTGCATTTTATAATCTTTTATACACGCTTCCTAATGGAACAACCCCTCTTCCTAACCTTGTAGTTGCTGGTGTTCCAACGTATGCTCCTGCATTTGCTGGTGCTAATTACACGGCTATTGCTGGTCTTCCAGTTGCTCCTCCTGCTTGGGCTGCTAACCCTCCTATTGCGTGGGCTGCTGGTATGTTAGCAGCATCTGGTGGTCGTATTTGGTTGGCTGTTGCGCCTGATCAGGTAACTGCTCCTGTTGCTCCTGCTTGGACGGATGTTGGTTCACAGACTGTGCAGACGATTTATGTTCAGTGGACATCTACGGAGAAGCTTGTTCTTTCTCCCTTTGTCTTCTCTGATTGCCACGAGTGGGATACGGGTCTTTTCGGTATCAATAACATTCAGCTCATTATGAACTTGCAGACATCTCCTGCTCGTGTTCTTCGCTCGACGACTCGTGCTGGTGTAACTCTTTCACAGATTGGTTATGCACAGGCATCGCAGAACCCATTTACGAACTCAGTTGTAAACGTTCAGTTTCTAACTCCTTCTCTTGATGTTCCTCTCCCACCAAAGTCAGTTGTTCCCTATATGGAGTTCCCTCGTTATATTACGGCGGCATCACAGCAGTTCGCACCTGGACAGGTACAGACGATCCAGTCTCAGACGATCACGCTACCCCAGATTCCTGACCTTTTTATCATCTATGTCAAGCCTCAAGCTTACACGGTTGATGGCACGCCTGGTGGTGTAGTTGATTCTACGCAGGGTGATTGGTATCTTCCTGTTGCATCTCGTGCTGATGCAGTTACGAATCCTCTCACGGTCAACTTCGATAACTTTTCGGGTCTTCTCTCATCAGTTACGACGGAGCAGCTTTATGGTATGAGTGTGCACAATGGTCTTGATATGGACTATAACCAGTGGGTAGGACAGGCACATTCAATGGCTGGTGGTCTTGGTGCTGCTCCTCCTGTTGATGTTCAGCTTGGTGCTGGTCGAATGCCTCTTTCTGGTGGTATTCTGGTTCTCAAGCCTTCACAGGATATCACTCTCCAGACGGGACAGGCTCCATCGCTCGTAAACTCCTGCGAGTGTGCATACCAACAAGTATGTGCTTATTGACGATATGCGGGAAGTTCCTTAAGTCTTAACTACCACCTCACTACTGAAAGGTTTTGAGGGAACTGCGGTAATGTCGCATCCCAATGGTAAAAACGTTAAGAATTGGATAATCCGCAG